ATGAAAACAAACGATAAGAGCGACGATCTTGATCCAAAACACCGGGTGAAGGAACTAAAGCTACTATTTCGCAGAGTAACCAGCGGGCTTAGTCAACATATTGAGGCCTTGAACGGCCAGTTGACCAAGGAAGATGCAACTGAACTGAAAGCTGAGATTCAAAAGCTTGAAGGGGTGCATTTGACCCTCGCGAAAGCCGAAGAGGCCTTTCATGAGAAATTCAAAGACAATGACGCGGACCTCGGTCCTGACTATGATGCCATCCGGGATCAGATCGGGCGGGCGCTTGATCGCATCCGTACCAACCCCGACCCAAGTTGCGTTCCTGAAGAGTTTGAATGACGAACAACTTATGGCCCTGTCCCATATCTGGGAGTTCTGGGCCATGGACCACCAGCGCCCGCCTGAGGGCGACTGGCGTCATTGGTTGATCCTTGGTGGTCGCGGCGCGGGCAAGACCCGCGCCGGGGCTGAATGGGTCCGTTCTATGGTCGAGGGGGTTACCCCCCTTTCACCCGGTTGTGCCAGCCGCATTGCCCTTGTGGGCGATACGTTTGATCAGGCCCGCGAGGTGATGATTTTTGGTGAGAGCGGCTTGATGTCGATTTCCCCTGCAGATCGTGGACCGAAGTGGATTGCGGGGCGCCGGATGCTGGTTTGGCCGAATGGGGCCGAGGCCCGTTTGTTTTCCGCCCAAGATCCAGAGATGCTGCGCGGCCCGCAGTTTGATGCCGCTTGGGTGGATGAGCTTGCCAAGTGGCGCTGGGGCCGCGAGGCTTGGGATATGCTACAATTTTGTATGCGTCTTGGCGCGCATCCGCAGGTTTGTATCACCACGACCCCGCGCGATGTGCCAGTGATCCGGGCGTTGGTCGCGCGCGATGATACTGCTGTGACCCACGCGACGACTTATGCCAATGCTGCCAATCTTGCGCCCAGTTTTCTGGACGAGATGCGCACCACATATGAAGGCACGCGGCAGGGCCGTGAGGAGTTGGGGGGCGAGTTGCTGACCGATACGCCGGGGGCGTTTTGGATACGACCGCAGCTTGCCCAATGCGTGATTGATCCGGTGCCGAAGATGGACCGGATTGTTGTCGCCGTTGATCCCCCGGCCAAGGCGAAGGGCACGTCGGATGAGTGTGGGATTATTGTTGCCGGTGTGGTGTTTGCCGAACGCCGTCAGGATTGGCGTGCGTATGTCTTGGAGGATGTCAGCCTTGCTGGTGCCTCTCCGCATGAGTGGGCAACGGCGGCGATTGAGGCGATGCAGATTTATGATGCGGATCGCTTGGTAGCAGAGGTCAATCAGGGTGGCGATATGGTGGGCGAGATTTTGCAGGCCGTTGATCCGACTGTGCCGTATCGCGCGGTCCATGCTACTGATTCCAAGATAACGCGGGCCGAGCCTGTGGCTGCTTTGTACGAACAAGGCCGTGTGTTTCATGCCCGTGGTCTGGCCGATCTTGAAGATCAGATGTGCCAGATGAGTTATGCCGGATATACCGGGCAGGGGTCGCCTGATCGCGTGGATGCGCTTGTCTGGGCTTTGTATGAGCTGATGATCCGCCCACCTAAGGCCCCAATGCCGCCACGGATTCGCAGCCTTTAACCTTTGATGAACCTTGCCGTGACGGTGCATTTTCATCGTCTTCATTTGTGCGGCTTAGATTGATTTTCGACGATCAGGGAGAATTGCATGTTTGACTTTCTAAAGCCCACCACGCCTGCGCCAGAGGCCAAGGCATCTGCCACCGGTCCGGTGGTGGCGTGGTCGACCCAGGGCCGTGTGGCCTGGACCCCGCGCGATGCCGCGTCGCTGATCCGGGCGGGCTTTTCGGGCAATCCAGTTGGCTTTCGTGCGGTGAAGCTGATTGCCGAGGCGGCGGCGGCATTGCCATTGCTCGTGCAGGATCGTGAGCGGCGTTATGATACCCATCCGGTGCAGGCTTTGCTGGCACGCCCCAATGCCGGGCAGGGTCGTGCGGAGTTGCTGGAGGCTTTGTTTGGTCAGCTGTTGTTGACCGGCAATGGCTATCTTGAGGCGGTTGCCGATGAAGGCTTGCCGGTTGAGATGCATGTTTTGCGCTCGGACCGGATGAAGTTGATCCCCGGTGCCGATGGCTGGCCTGTCGCGTATGAATATGCGGTGGGCAGCAAGAAGCATCGTTTTGCTGTTGGTGATGTTTCCCCGGTTTGTCATATCAAGTCGTTTCATCCCCAAGATGATCACTATGGCTTTTCCCCGATGCAGGCTGCGGCCAGTGCTGTGGATGTGCATAATGCGGCGTCACGCTGGTCGAAGGCTTTGCTGGACAATGCAGCCCGGCCTTCGGGCGCGATTGTTTATCGTGGGGCGGATGGTCAGGCGTCTATGTCTGAGGATCAGTATTCAAGACTGGTCGATGAGATGGAGAGCCAGCATCAGGGGGCCAAGAATGCGGGCCGTCCGATGTTGCTGGAGGGTGGTCTTGATTGGAAGCCGATGGGTTTCTCGCCCTCTGATATGGAGTTTCAGAAGACCAAGGAAGCTGCCGCGCGTGAGATTTCAGTCGCATATGGCGTGCCGCCGATGTTGCTAGGGATTCCAGGGGATGCGACTTATGCCAATTATCAAGAGGCAAACCGTGCGTTTTATCGCCTGACTGTACTGCCTTTGGCCACAAGGGTGGTGAGTGCGATTGCCGATTGGTTGTCGGATTATGCCGGTGAGCGGGTCGAGCTGCGCCCTGATCTGGATCAGATCCCCGCTTTGGCGACAGAGCGTGATGCGCAATGGCGCCGCGTGTCGGATGCCACGTTCCTATCAGCGGCGGAAAAGCGCAATTTGCTGGGCTTACCAGCGTTGGAGGTGGGCGATGAATGAGAAGATTGTCGACATACGCGGCCAGCGTCATGTGCCGCCACCTGCGACCGATTTCTGGTTTGCACAAGTTGATAACCGCCTTGAGCGCATTGAGATGATGGTGCGCAAGCTTGAGTGGCAGGTATTGCTTGTTGTCTGCGTGTGCACCGGTGGTTTCATTCTTGAATTAATTAGCATTTTCAGAGGGTAACGTGATGGAGTTAGAGCATAAATTTTGCTGCTTGGGTGATGAGGTTACCGTGTCCGATGGCACTGTGATTGCGGGATATGCATCCCTTTTTGATTGCAAAGATCAGGGCGGTGATGTTGTTACCAAGGGCGCCTATGCGGCGTCGCTTGACCGTGTCGCGAAGGCTGCGGGCAGTGTGAAGATGCTTTGGCAGCATGACCCGGCCCAGCCCATCGGGGTGTGGGACGAGGTCCGCGAGGATGCCAAGGGCCTTTGGGTCAAGGGCCGTATTCTGACGGAAGTTGCCAAGGGCCGTGATGTCGCCGCTTTGATTGCGGCGGGCGCGATTGATGGGTTGTCCATCGGATATCGCGCCGTGAAGGCGGCAAAGAATGACAAAGGTGGACGCCTTTTGTCTGAGCTGGAACTTTGGGAGGTGTCTTTGGTCACATTCCCGATGCTTCCTGATGCGCGGGTGGCGGGCAAGGGCGATGACCCTGCCGAGGCCAGTCTGCGCGAATTGGCGGCGGTTTTTGAGGATGCCACCCGCGTACTTACGCACCGCTAACCACCACTATTGAGGATCACACATGATAGTACCCGAGGGCATTTCTCGGGCCGGGAAAGCTATGGCTCCGGCTGAGGACCTGAAATCCGCGATTGGCGGTTTCATGAATGAATTCAAGACCTTTTCTACCGGCATTCACGCCACTTTGCAACGACAGGAAGACCGCATGAACAAATTGGATCGCAAGACAATGATGGCCCGCCGCCCCGAACTGGGTGCCGCTGCCGAAATGGACGCCCCGCATCAGAAGGCCTTTGCTGCTTACTTGCGGTCCGGTGATGACGATGGCCTACGCGGTCTTGAGCTTGAGGGTAAGGCGATGTCGTCTGCGGTCGCTGCTGATGGTGGCTATTTGGTTGACCCGCAGACCGCTGACACGATCAAATCGACTTTGTCCTCTACAGCTTCGATCCGTGCGATTGCCAATGTCGTCAATGTTGATGCGACGTCGTTTGATGTGCTGGTTGATCACGCTGATATTGGCGCTGGTTGGGCATCTGAAACCGGGACTTTGCCTGAGACTGACAGTCCGCAGATTGATCGCATTACGATTGCTTTGCATGAATTGTCTGCGTTACCCAAAGCGTCCCAACGCTTGCTTGATGACAGCGCGTTCGACATCGAAAGCTGGTTGGCTGAGCGTATTGCCAATAAGTTTGCCCGTTCCGAGGCGTCGGCTTTTGTATCCGGCGATGGTGTTGAGAAGCCAAATGGTTTTCTGAATGCCCCGATGGTCGCCAATGATTCCTGGACTTGGGGAAGCCTTGGCTATGTTCCGACTGGTGCTGATGGCGAATTGGATGGCCCTGAGAAGATCATTGATCTGGTCTATGCGTTGCCCGCCGAATACCGCGCTGGTGCGACCTTTGTGCTGAATTCCCGCACCGTCAGCGCTTTGCGTCAGTTGAAGGATAGCGATGGCCGTTTCCTTTGGGCTGATGGGTTGGCTGCGGGCGAGCCTGCACGTCTGCTAGGTTACCCGGTTCTGATTGCCGAGGATATGCCCGATATTGGTAGCGATGCTGCTGCCATTGCTTTTGGTGATTTTACCGCAGGTTACACCATTGCTGAACGCCCTGATCTGCGCGTCCTGCGCGATCCGTTTTCGGCGAAACCGCATGTTCTGTTCTACGCCACCAAGCGCGTGGGTGGCGGTGTCAGTGATTATGCGGCGATCAAGCTGCTGAAGTTCTCTGTAAGCTAACCGATCCCAAAGATAGGGGCGGGGCGTCAAAACGGCCCTCGTCCTTATGCCCCCGGGCGCGCAGCCCTGCTGGCACCGGTTGTCCAGCTGCTTCCTTCCGTCCGAGCAATCGGGGCTGGCGGGAACCTTGCGTGTCCGGGTTCTAAATCAGCCCAAAATGCGGAGTACTTCCATGATGTTAGTCGAGTTGACCACGGTCCCGCAGGAGGCCATTCCACTGGCCGCCTTTAAGGATCATCTGCGCCTGGGGTCTGGCTTTGCTGAGGGCGACTTGCAGGACACAGTGCTGGAAACCTATCTGCGTGCTGCTATGGCCGCGATTGAGGCCCGCACCGGCAAGGTGCTGGTAGAGCGGATGTTTAGTTGGGTCTTGACCCAGTGGCGTGATCCCAACCGTCAGCCTTTGCCTTTGGCCCCGGTCAGCGCTGTTGTGTATATCATTCGTGTGGATCGCAACGGGGATGAGACCGTCGCCGCTGACACTTGGACCCTTGCCCCTGACATGCAGCGTCCTGTCTTAGGTGGCAGCCTGCCTGCTATTCCCAGCGATGGTCACGTCCGCCTTGAGCTGCTTGCAGGCTTTGGCCCTGACTGGTCGGATATCCCGGCTGATCTTGCCCATGCCTGTATTATGCTCGCTGCCCATTATTATGAGCATCGCACCGATACGGTGACCATGCAGCAAAGCTTTCCGTTTGGGGTTTCTGCCCTGATCGAGCCTTACCGCACTGTCCGCCTGTTTATGGGTGGCCGGTCATGACGTTGCCGCAACTGAACCGCAAGCTGGTTTTGCAAGAACCGGTGCGCGTTGCCGATGATGCCGGTGGCTATGTCGTCAACTGGCAGCCCCTTGGCACCCTTTGGGCCGAGATTAAGCCCGGATCGGGCCGTGAGGTTGCCGCCCATAATCTGCCCCGCAGCCGTGTGCCATTGCGTATTGTTGTGCGCTCTGCCCCGATGGGCGCATCCCAGCGCCCCGTGCCCGGTCAGCGCTTTGTTGAGGGCACCCGTATCTACGAGATTACCGCTGTCACGGAAGTGGATCGTTTGACCCGCTTTTTGACCTGCTTTGCCGAAGAGGAGGTGACCACATGACCTATGCTTTGGCAGGCCCCTTGCAAGCGGCGGTTTTTCAAAAGCTGTTCACCGATCCGGCATTGACCGCATTGGTTGGTCCACATGTTTTTGATGCTTTGCCCCACGGCGATGTGCCGTCTTTGTACGTGGCTTTGGGCCCCGAAAAGGTGCGCGATGCTTCAGACGTGACGGGCGGCGGTGCTTTGCATGAATTCACTGTCTCTGTCGTCAGTGACAGCGCTGGCTTTGCTGATGCCAAGCAGGCTGCGGGCCTTGTGTCTGACAGTCTGGTCGGTGCTGCTTTGGAGTTGTCCCGTGGTGCGCTTGTCAGCCTCAATTTCTTCAAGGCTGCCGCCGCCCGCGTTGGCACCGGCGATACCCGCCGCATTGATTTGTTTTTCCGCGCCCGTGTCTGCGATGCGCCATTAACCCCCACAATTTAAGGAGTGACAGCGATGGCTGCTCAGAACGGAAAAGACCTGTTGGTCAAGATTGACATGACCGGGACTGGTGCCTTTGAAACGGCTGCGGGTTTGCGTGCGACGCGGATCAGTTTCAATGCTGAAACTGTCGATGTTACCAATATGGAAAGTGCTGATGGTTGGCGCGAGTTGCTGGCCGGTGCCGGTGTGAAGACCGCCAGTATTTCCGGGTCTGGTGTGTTCAAGGATACCGCAACCGATGGCCGCGTGCGTCAGATATTCTTTGATGGCGAGATCCCGAATTTTCAAGTGATCATCCCGGATTTTGGCACGATTGAAGGGGCGTTTCAGATTGCCTCGATTGAATATGCGGGCACGTTTGATGGAGAGGCGACTTATGAGATGTCGCTATCGTCGGCTGGTGCCTTGTCCTTTGCGGCGCTGATCTGATGGTGAACCCGCTGGCGGGCGAAGTGTCGGTCGTCATTGATGGCACGCCCCATGTTTGCAAGCTGACTTTGGGTGCCTTGGCCGAGCTTGAGGCGCAGTTGGATGAGCCGTCATTGGTCGCTTTGGTACAGCGCTTTGAAGGCGGGGATTATGCGGGGCGCGATGTTATGGCTTTGATCGTCGCGGGCCTGCGCGGTGGTGGCTGGCAGGGCACGGCGCAGGATTTGCTCACGGCTGAGATTGCCGGTGGCCCCGTGGGTGCAGCGCAGGTTGCTGCCACGCTTCTGGCCCGTGCCTTTACGCCGCCCGCATGAGTGGTTTGGATTGGCCCGCTTTGATGAAGGCCGGGATGGGCGGTTTACGCCTGACCCCGGATCAGTTCTGGCGTCTGACCCCGGCGGAGTTGGCTTTGATGCTGGGTCTTGCCGATGCACCTGTGCCGCTTGGTCGTGCCCGCTTGGATACTTTGCGTGCCCAGTACCCGGATCCTGAAAGGATGAATGATGGATGATATTGACCAGATTGATGCGCTTGATGCGGATGTTGCTGCACTAGAGCGCACGTTGGGCGATGCGAGCGCTGTTGCCCGTGCTTTTGATAGTCAGTTGCGCGGTGTGCAGGCCAGTTTGGCTGATACAACCCGCGATCTAGGCAACCTTGAGCGTGGCTTTTCGGGTGGCTTGCGCAAGGCTTTCGATGGGTTGGCCTTTGATGGGCTGAAGCTGTCTGATGCCTTGGGTGTTGTCGCCAAGGCGATGTCTAACACCGTTTACAACAACGCGATTTCCCCGGTGACGGATCATTTGGGTGGCTTGCTTGCGAGCGGCGTCAATTCGGTTGTGTCCGGCCTGATGCCATTTGCAGATGGCGGCACCTTCTCGCAAGGGCGCGTCATGCCCTTTGCACGGGGTGGCGTCGTGTCTGGCCCAACGACCTTTCCGATGCGCGGCGGCACCGGGTTGATGGGCGAGGCGGGGCCCGAGGCGATCATGCCGCTTGCCCGTGGTGCTGATGGCAAGCTGGGCGTGCGTGGGGGCGGTGGTGGTTCGGTGAACGTCACGATGAATATCACCACGCCCGATGCGCAGAGTTTTCAGCGCTCGCAAGGGCAGATTGCCGCGCAGATGTCGCGCGTTTTGGGCCGTGGTCAACGGAACCGGTAGGGAGAATAGCAGATGTCATTTCACGAAGTGCGGTTTCCTGCGTCTTTAAGTTTCGGCGCAATCGGTGGACCAGAGCGGCGGACCGAGATTGTGACCCTTGCCAATGGTTTTGAAGAGCGTAACACGCCCTGGGCCCATTCGCGCAGGCGTTATGATGCGGGGATGGGACTGCGGTCGCTGGATGACATGGCCTTGCTTGTGTCATTCTTTGAAGCCCGTCAGGGGCAGCTCTTTGGGTTTCGCTGGAAGGATTGGGGCGACTTTAAGTCTTGCGCCCCTGATGCAGAACCTACGCCGCAGGATCAGCTACTGGGTGTTGCGGATGGTGCGATAAATACATTTGCTTTGCGCAAAGAATACGCGTCAGGCGACCAGTCCTATACCCGCATGATCGCAAAACCTGTTGATGGATCCGTCCGTATCTCCGTGGATAAGGCTGAGGTTGTTGAGCCCGCAGATTATACCGTTGATAGCACTAAGGGCCTTATTCAGTTCACAAACCCGCCAAGCAATGGTGCCGAAATTCGTGCAGGCTTTGAATTTGATGTACCTGTCCGCTTTGATGCGGACCGCATTCATACCTCTGTGAGCAGCTTTCAGGCTGGTGAGGCCCCAAGCGTGCCTGTGGTGGAGGTCCGCGTATGAGTATTGCTGATTTTTATGCCCATATGGCGACCGGGCAGACCCATGTGTGTCAGGCTTGGATGATCCGGCGCATAGACGGTAATGTTTATGGCTTTACGGATCATGACCGGCCGCTGGTCTTTGATGGTGTGACGTTTCTGGCAGATAGCGGGATGTCTGCCAGCGCTTTGGCCACTTCGACCGGGTTGTCGGTGGATAATGCTGAAGCGGTTGGGCTTTTGCAGTCTTCGGTTCTTGATCCCGACGACATTGCCGCTGGTCGCTTTGACGGGGCCGAGGTCGTTAACTGGTTGGTTCAGTGGGATAATGTTGCCGCCCGTAAGGTTAAGTTTCGCGGAACTATTGGTGAAATCACCCGCAAAGCCGGGGCCTTTGAGGCCGAGTTGCGGGGGCTGACGGATCGCCTGAACCAACCAATGGGGAAGAGTTTTCTGAAGAATTGTACCGCTTTGCTGGGTGATGCAGCCTGTGGTTTTGATACGGCTGATCCGGCTTACCGGGCCGAGGCGGTGGTGCAAAGCGTGGCCGAGGGTGTTTTGGAGCTTCAATCCGCCGGGTATCAGGAAAGCTGGTTCACCCATGGGCGTTTGATTGTGTTGGATGGCGCGGGCGTCGGCCTTGTTGGTGCGATCAAGCATGACCGTATGCAGGGGGCTATGCGTGAATTGACCCTGTGGGAGCCTTTGGCAGGACTTGCCGTGGGCGATACGGTGCAGATTGATGCGGGTTGCGACAAACGTGCGGCGACCTGTCGCGAGAAGTTCAACAACTTTATCAACTTCGCAGGCTTCCCCCATATCCCCGGTGATGATTGGCTTGCAAGCGTGCCCCGGTCCGGCGCGGGTGCCGATGGCGGGAGTATGCAGGGGTGAGCGTTGTCGTGGCCGAAGCCCGGCGCTGGATTGGGACACCTTATGTGCATCAGGCGTCAGTTCTTGGGGCCGGATGCGATTGTCTGGGCCTGATCCGGGGTGTTTGGCGCGCGTTGCACGGATCAGAGCCTGAGGCCGTGCCAGCCTATACCGCCGACTGGTCAGAGCCGCAGGGGGCAGAGGTCCTTTTTGCCGCTGCCTTGCGCCATATGCGCGCTGAACATGGTGCTTGGTCGCCGGGGCAGGTTTTGCTGTTTCGCATGCGGGACGGCGGTGTTGCCAAACATCTGGGCGTGCTGGCCGATCAGACCTTTATTCACGCCTACACGGGCCACGGTGTGCTTGAAAGCCCGCTTTCTGCCCCTTGGCGTCGCCGTGTGGTGGCGCGTTTTTCGATGACAAAGGAATAAGCGCATGGCGACGATTGTATTATCTGCGGCAGGAATGGCGCTGGGCGGCGCAGCGGGCGGAACGGTGCTTGGCCTGTCGATGGCCACTGTAGGCCGCGCAGCTGGTGCGACCTTGGGTCGAATGATTGACCAGCGCATCTTGGGCGCGGGGTCTGATCCGGTTGAAGTGGGGCGTGTCGATCGCTTTCGCCTCACGGGTGCCAGCGAAGGTGCCGCTGTTGGTCAGGTTTTTGGACGGATGCGTATGGCCGGGCAGGTGATCTGGGCAACCCGCTTTCTTGAAACTTCGACCACGACGGGGGGCGGCAAAGGCGCGGGCCCAAAGCAAAGCGCGACCGAGTATAGCTATTCGGTCAGTCTGGCCATTGCGCTTTGTGAGGGTGAGATCACCCGCGTGGGCCGCGTTTGGGCAGATGGCATCGAGGTCGCCATCGATACGCTGAACATGCGTGTCTATAAAGGTGATCCGTCCCAGGCCCCTGATCCCAAGATTGTCGCTGTTGAAGGCGCGGCCCCGGCCTATCGGGGGCTCGCGTATGTCGTTCTTGAGGATCTGTCGCTTGAGCCGTTCTTTAATCGTGTGCCACAGTTTACTTTTGAGGTGATGCGCCCGGCGGAACCCGATAGTGCGGATGATCTGAACGATATGGCCCGCCAAGTGCAAGGTGTCTGCATCATTCCGGGTACAGGCGAATATGCCCTTGCCACAAGCCCCGCATATCTTGACGCAGGTTTTGGTGAACGCCTTGCGATCAACGTCAATTCGCCGCGTGGTGGCACGGATTATGCCAATGCGATGGATGCTTTAAGTGAAGAGCTTCCCAATTGTGCGTCGGGCGTTTTGGTCGTGTCGTGGTTTGGGTCTGATCTGCGCTGTGGCGATTGCGAAATTGCCCCGAAGGTCGAACAGAAGGATGCGGATGCCGAAGGCATGCCTTGGGTTGTTTCAGGCACGACCCGTGCGATGGCAGACCGCGTTCCACTTGATGATGACCGCCCTGTCTATGGTGGCACGCCAGCAGATGCCGCTGTGGTTGAAGCCTTGGTCGATATGCGTGCCCGTGGCGTGCGTCCGGTCTTTTACCCATTCATATTGATGACGCAGATGGCCGCCAATGACTTGCCCAATCCGTGGGGCGCGGGCACGCAGGCGGCTTTGCCTTGGCGGGGGCGCATTACGACAGACAAGGCTCCGGGGCAGCCCGGAACAACTGATGCGACTGCCGCCGCCGCCACAGAGATTGCGGCGTTTATGGGCACAGCGTCGGTCAGTGATTTTGCGATCAATGGAACAAAGGTGCAGTATTCCGGGCCGGATGAGTGGCGCTATCGACGTTTTATTTTGCACTATGCCCACTTGTGTGTGGCTGCGGGCGGTGTGTCGGCCTTTTGTATTGGCTCGGAAATGCGTGCGTTGACCCAGATCAGAGGGGCAGGCGGCACGTTCCCGGCGGTAGAGGCCTTGCGGACCTTGGCCGCAGAGGTCCGCGGGATTTTGGGCCCTGATACTGTGATTACCTATGCCGCTGACTGGTCCGAATATCATGGCTATCAGCCTGCTGGTACCGCCGACAAGCTGTTCCATCTTGACCCCCTTTGGGCCGATCCGAATATCGATGTGATTGGCATTGATAACTATATGCCCCTGTCTGATTGGCGCGATGGAGAGACCCATGCGGATGCAGCATGGGAAAGCATTTATAATCTTGATTATCTGCGCGCGAATGTTGCGGGCGGGGAGGGGTATGATTGGTATTACCCATCGCCAGAGGCCCGCGATGATCAAATCAGAACCTCAATTACAGATGGCGACGGAGAGCCTTGGGTTTGGCGCTACAAGGATATCGTGGGCTGGTGGTCCAATCCACATCATGACCGTATTGGCGGTGCGCGCAGTGCGGCCCCGACCCCTTGGGTGCCCGAAAGCAAACCGATCTGGTTTACTGAATTTGGTTGTGCGGCCATCGAAAAGGGCACGAACCAACCCAATAAGTTCCTTGATCCCAAATCATCTGAATCCCAACTGCCCCATTATTCCAACGGGATGCGTGATGATTTTATGCAGATGCAGTACCTGCGCGCGATGTGGGGTCACTATAGCGATGCGGGAAATAACCCTGTGTCGTCGGTCTATGGCGCGCCGATGCTTGATCTGTCGCGCATGCATGTCTGGGCGTGGGACGTACGCCCGTTTCCCTTCTTTCCGGCCAATAGTGCCCTCTGGTCGGATGGGGACAACTATGCCCGTGGGCATTGGCTGAACGGTCGGGCGACGGCGCGCACGCTGGCATCCGTGATTGCAGAGCTTTGCGCGCGCGCGGGTGTGACGGATATTGATGTCAGCCGTGTTTACGGCGTTGTGCGGGGGTATCAGCTGGCCGATATCAGCACAGGGCGCGCAGCTTTGCAGCCTTTGCTTGTGGCTTATGGTGTCGAAGCTGTCGAACGTGATGGCGCACTGGTGTTTGCGAACCGCACAGGGCGCGCTGATTGGACCCTTGATCCAACGGATCTGGCCTATGATCCTGAGAAAGAGACCGATGTCATCCACACCCGTGCTCCCGCAGCCGAGATTGCGGGCCGTGTGCAGGTTGGGTACCTGAATGCAGATGGTGATTATGAGGCAGCGGTGGCCGAAACCCTGCATCCGGGGGATCCATCCCTCACAGTGTCCCGGTCCGAGTTTCCACTTGCCCTGACCCGTGCAGAGGGCGCGCGGGTTGTGGATCGTTGGATCCACGAAGTCCGCGTTGCCAAGGACAGTGTGACCTTTGCTTTGCCCCCCTCCCGTGCAGAGCTTGGAACAGGGGATACGGTGCAGTTGCGGGGCGATCTGTTCCGTATTGACCGCGTCGAAGAGGCGGGCTTGCGTCTGGTTGAGGCCACACGGGTTGCCCCCGAAATCTACCGCGCGGCGGAACGCTATGAAGAAGGGGCGAACCTCAAGCCTATTGCGGTGCCGACGCCTGTCGAGATGCTGTTTCTGGATTTGCCCTTGCTGACGGGGGACGAAGCCCCGCAATCACCCTATGTTGCTGCGACGGCACGGCCGTGGCCGGGGGCTATCGGGCTTTATGCCTCTCCCACCGATAGCAATTATGCGTTGCAAGCAGTGATAAAGCAGAAGGCCGTGATTGGCCAAACCCTGACGCCGCTGCGCGCTGGGCGCGCGGGACTTTGGGACCGGCAGGCGGGCGTCGCGCTCAAGTTGGTGGATGGCAGTTTAAGCAGTGCAAGCGCGAATGATCTGTTCGCCGGGGCAAACATGATAGCGATTGGTGATGGCACGGCGGGAAACTGGGAATTGATCCAATTCGCAAATGCAGCCCCCATCGCGTTGCGAACCTATGAACTGGGCCAGTTCTTACGCGGGCAGGCGGGCAGTGATGCCCTGATCCCTGCGGTTTGGCCTGCAGGATCGCTTGTGGTTGTGATGAATGGCACGCCTGCGCAGATCACTGTGCCCACAGCGTCGCGTGGCGTGCCACGCCACTACCGCTATGGGCCGCTGAAACGCCCGTTGAGTGATCCCAGCTATCGCCATGTCGTGCACCAGTTTGAAGGGGCAGGATATCGCCCTTACCGGGTGGCGCATTTGAAGGCGACGGACGGGGGCGATGAGGTCACGTTTCGTTGGGTCCGGCGCACACGCGTAGATGGTGATATCTGGGGGGCTGGTGATGTGCCACTGGGTGAAGAGGCCGAGGCCTACCGGGTGCAGGTTGTCGTGAACGGTTCTATTCAGCGCGAAGTGACGGTGAATAGCCCTGCATGGACCTACACCGATGCGATGCGGGCAGCAGATACGGGTGGGGCTGCATATGGTGTGCGTGTTGCCCAAATATCAAGCCGCTATGGGCCGGGGCCTGACCGTGCGTTGGACATCGGGTAG